TTACATCACCTTAAAAGCGGCAAAAGCAATCGCAATTACCGAACCAAAAATTAATCTAACTAACCACGTTCTGTCCGATTCGAGCTTGTCTATTCGTTTAGAGTTGGCAACTTGAATCGTTTGGGTTTTAGTTAACGTGATTAACACCTTATTGAGTGTTTTGTTTTGCTCACGTATCAAACTTGCAAGGTTGTTCATTGCGGCATCAATACGTGCAATCTCTTTCTCAGACATGCTTTACTCAGATTATGAATTTGACCCAGTGTATCGCGCGCGTAGGTTAGTTAATATTGAAGGCTTTTCTATATGCCAGATGTAGAAAACCCAGTGATAACACTGGGCTTATTTAATGAATTTGAGTGAGTTATGGCCATGGGTTATCGAGTTGAATTTTCTCTCTTGCAGCAAGCGCTTGCACCTCTATATCTATTGCTTCCTGCTCTCTTCCCTGCATCCGCTTTACGCGAGCTTCAGCAAAAAAAGGATCACAAACTCGGCTGTATAAATCACGTCTTATGTCATCCACTTGGTTAAAATCATCAATGTATTTATTACTTTTGTTCGTCACCCATTGGTTATCAATCCATTCATCAAATCGTGTGGATGGCTCGCTAAGTGTAAAACCTTCTTTTATCTTGCCAACCTTTTCGACTTCTTCATATAAAGTGCAATCATTGCAATCAAAGATTAACTGACCTCGATGATCTTCTATTTGTTGCCACTCATCATCAACCAATTGAACCACAAATCCTTTATTCGCCTCTGGTGGCTCAATTAAAGAATAGCTTTCAGGTAACTCTTGAGGATAAGAGTGAATACAATGCATTTGCGCTTTTTTATCCCAATAAAATCGGCCAATAAACAACGAAGTGACAACCCAAGCACCATCAATAAAATAACAACGCTCAAGCTCTTTACTGTGTTTTGGTAAGGCTATTTCTGTACTATGAGCAGGCAGCCCCATATGAGCCCGTATTGTCATTGAACCATCATGGGTAAACTCACCGCTCTCATCAAAGTGGTATAAATGAGCGACTCTGTCTTTATTTGAAAAATTCATTATGCTGCCCTCGTTATGTACAACCATCGAACCGAATTAGGGTTAGTTTCTACACCTGTACCAGTAATAGAACCATTACCACTCATGATGCTATTTGCTGATTGATTTCTTATCCCAACCCCACGAGTGTAAGGTGTTGAACGACCTGTTGGTGTCGTACTCGACCAGTTATCATCAGGAACACCATAAGTAACGTTTCCTGTTGAGGTTGAACTTGGACTTGTTGAACGAATTTGAGTCGTTTTTTGGTATACCGCCGATAAATTATGGCTAAACCCCAATGCTTGAACCGATTGCCCTTTAATGGATAAAGGCGTTTCTCCCTCCCCTAAACCTCGAATGTAATTTTTTCGCATATCAGGCATTACGCCACTTGGAAAACGCTCCGCTAATTTGGTGAATACGGTTTTATCAAAAGACTGGCCGATATAGGCGATAAATTTAGGCGGCGCTTCTGCCGCTGGGTATGGGATAGGACAGCCAACCGGATAAATTAACTCGGCTAATGGGAGCCATAAGTTATCTAAAACAAACTTTTGTATTCCGCGCCAGAGTTGCGGTAATTGAATGAACTTAGGCTCATTTGACTCAGTATCAATATCGTCATCTGTTGCGGTGTTATCTTTCAGCTTTTTAGGGGTGACAATAGTTTCATCATCATCACTGTTCATTTTATCTATTGTCGTAATTTTTGCGATACCGGCCAATTCTTCAGTGGCATAGGGAGCACCTATTAGCTCAACCGTAATATTCTTAATGCTTGAGCCTGCAAGGTTAAGCTCAAACGCTTCAGTAATAATGGTATTACTTCGCTTTAGAGACAGTATTTCACCATCACGACTATCAACCGCAAAGAGAGTTCCGTCTTCTAGAAAGTAACCAATTTCTTTACCATCAAAAGAAGTATTTCCTGCAAACACCGCTTCAAAATGCAACTGACCAAGCGCAGGAACGCTGCCACGACTCAGTGCTTCACGCGCTACTTCATTTTTTAATTGTGTTTGGTCGGCGGTAGGCACATACCCATCAAGACCAATTCCTATATGCGTGATTTTATAATTGACATCAAGTGCTTCGGCTTCAATTGAGGCGGCAATACCTGCATCCGTAATTAATAAACTCATTGAGTGACCTCATATTGATAAAGGGTTCGAGTGTGGCTTGCGTTAGCGACTTGAGTGTGAGCAGTAATGGTGCTGTTATATATCCACTGAATTTCAGTATGAGGAAGACGCACTTTTTCAAATTCAAACCACGCTTTTTCACACCGCTCATTTGAGGCAAGCGACACATAAATCAAGTTGGGTTTATTTCGAGTATCACTCACCCCCCCTTGCCCACCAGAGCTAATAAGTAATGCTTGATAATCACTGAGCTTCCAACCAAATAAGCTTTCATTAAAATCCGTTAACAGTGCCAATTGAATTTCATCATTAGTCACTTTAAAGTCGGCGGCCATCCCTAAAATGGTGTTCGTGAGCTCGGTATTATCCGCCTCTTGCCAGTAATCCCCTTGAGGCAATAAGCTGCGGATAGCATCAGCAAAATCGGCTTCACTGTAATCCACAATTAAGTCAGAGGTGTCCATGTCACCTCCCCTAAAACATGTATTTCACTGTCCGTAATAAATTGCTCTTCGGTTGGCTGTTTAACGATGTAATTACTGGTAATTGGTGCAATGGCAAGCACTATTTCAGTAGGGGTAATGGATACTTGTTTTGGTGGATTCACCGATTCATCACGTTGCCCCATTTTGTCTTTAAATAATTCCTGGAGTGCCACAATTACATCTGATCTCACCTGCTCATCTTGAACATTTTGAATTTCAACATCGACCGCTTTATGCGCAGGGATGACCACTAAAGGATGGCACCCAGCCAACCGCTCTTTATCAATAAAAGTTTGTACGGTTGTGATGACTTCTAAAGATAACGTGGGATCATTTTCTCTCGCACCAATGTAGACTTGAACCATACCACGCTCAGGTGTGTTATCTAACGCCCATGCAAAATCTACATCAGCATGAGCTGAACGCGCCCAACTTTCATAATCGTCTCGTAGTCCTACTTCTTGACCTTTATTGAAAGCCGTGCAGATACGTTGACGCCAGTGCTCTAACTCTTCAATGTCAGCCCCGCCACTAAAACCAAGACAAAGCACATTATCAGGAGCCACCCCATTGATACTTTTTGATAATCGAAGCATTGCGCCATTTGGTAAGTTTCCAGACACGCGAGCAATGAGCGCAATCACTTCCACATCTTCATTACTGTACTGAGCTCGAATGGTTTGATATTCACTGCCTGTAATATCAATAACGATTGAACCTTTAGGAATGGGTACCACACCACCTAATTGTTCAAATTTAATGAAACCTTTAGCGAACGTGGGAAGAAGTCGTTCAACATCATGACGCTCAGCGTGTAAATACAACCAAGGCTCAGATGCAGTTTCAGGATGCAACTCTCGAAAGAGCTGATCTTGATATCCATACTGACCATAACTAACCCCGGCAATGGCGCACGCAATAGCATCAATCGCCGGGTTATGTTGACCTGTTTTCGCAATTAATGTGGCGGTTGCTCTATCAATTAACGCGCTTAGACTGCGTTGTGTACTCATAGTGTCACCTCTAATTTTGCCCCATCATTAAGCGTTAATATGACGTTTCTCGATAGCTTGTTTGACTCAAGTTTCTTGACCTCAACCACTACCGATTGCACATGCTTTTCATCAGCTAACCAAGCCAACGCCTCTTCATAAAAACGTTTTACTCGTCCAATAGTTTGCTTTGTCATTTTCTCGCGCTTAAGCGTCCAATCACGAGAGCCGATACTTCGAATATATTCATCATTCCAACAACCGCCACGTTCCCTATTCTCCATACGGGCGCGATCATTTTTGGTCGCTTCTGCATGATTCAACACACTTTGAAGTACAGCATGAGTGAGCCCTTCTTTGGTATTTATCGGGGCAGTAATGGCATTCAAATTAAAATACGTCATGACACTTTGTAAGTCCCTGCTGAGCTGCCTTTATTAATGATCACTTCTGCATTAGCGGTGATTTCATCCACAACCGCAATCGCAATGGCTTCAGCTAAATCGGCCGCTTTAGCAAACTCACCATCAGTCACCATACCCTTTCCATTCATCTCTTTTACAATTTTTGCTTTTAAAGAATCATTACTTAATGGCATTACGTTTTCCCTGCAAATACAGTTGTCGAGCCATCAACATGAGGGCTACCAGTAAACGGGCAAATACTGTCACATGTCACCACACCAGCTCCGTTATTTAATTTAATTTGCTTCGCTTCAGCGATAACATTTCCTTTGGCTTTCACTGTGACATCTTTGTTTGCATTGACCTCAACCGCACCAAGCGATGTAATGGAAATGCCGTTTTTCGTAAAATGAACCACATTGCCTTTATCATCCATCATGGCCACTTCACCCTCTTCCAATTCCATTTCATAGCGCTCATCTTCGACGCAAAATGAAAAACCTCGGCTCATCACGCCACCAAGAAAAAGAAGGTATGCACGAGAGCCCACTTTCGGACGACTAACAAAACCATAGTTATGTAAACGCTTAATGCGATCATTGGTTTTGCCTGTAGATGTTTTTATCTGCAACACTTTGGTGTTGGCACCCGTCACGCTACCTATCGCCACCATGTTTTTGATACGACTCATCAACCGATTAAACATGTACTTTCTCCTTAAAGGGTCTAAAGAACTCCACTTTAGTTTCAGCACTGGTTTCGGTTACGGATAAATCCAACGTTTTGACCAACAGCATTTCACTGAAATCTTGTGTTTTATCGGTGACTCGAATAGTTCGGTTTATGGCTCTGCCAGTTAACTCAACAAACACATCACCAATGGATGTGGATGCACTCAATCCTTTTGCAATCGCTAAATCTCGCTCATATTCCGCACGTGATTGGCAAGCTTCTGCGGTTTGAAGTTGGTCTGAAATAAAAACCGTTCGTCGCTGAGTATTAGCCGGTGCATAAGTCACGACCGCGTTGGCATCATCCCACTGACCTTGAACTTCAATATGATAAAATTGCTCTGTGAAATTTTTATCAATCACAAGCTCTTCAATATTTTTACCCACCTCAAGCGCTACCCCATCAAGAGTGGCTTGTGCAGGATTTTCAATCGTAAGAACACCATCACGCTCAACAAGAATAAAACCTTGCTCTTTAATGAGCTGAGCAAAATTATCAACCGGTGATTCGCCATTAATTTGAAATTCAGAAATAGGAACTAATGCACTCTTATCAATAGAGCAGTGAACCCCGAGTCCAAATTCTTTTGCGATGGCATGCAATAAGCGGTCAATGGTTTGGCCGTATTGCGCATCCATCGTAATACGTGAATCAATCATGTTGGCACTTTTAGAGCGCCCACTTATCGACATGGAATGCTCACGACTTGTGGTCGAGTTCGTCGCTCTATCGATCATCCCTGTAAAAATACGTTGGCCATCCAACTTAAATTCAATCGACAATGGACGCTCTATCACCATAACGGGAATACGACAGTTAAACTCATGCGCTAGCTGCTCGATGGAATAGCGAAGGTTCGCGCTAAAAAATACAGTTGGCTTATTATCAATCAATAAGGTTAACTTCATTTCATTGCCCTCATGGATAACGTGCCATTCATAAATAATGGATGTTTCTGTGGATTCAGTGCCGATATTAATGCGGTATCGGTATATGTTTGGTGAGCTAAAAATAGCGTAGGAATATACCGCCCACGTTCAATAAAACGTTGTGCTTCACTGCCCATTTTTACTTTGTTGTATTGTGTTTCTATTCCTTCTTTTAAGCCAGTCAGTGCATAAAACAATTCAAGACTTTCCAGTGTTGAGTTCATCGTTACTTCATTAATTCGTTGTGAAATAGCAACGGTGAGTTGTTTCAAATCACTCATCATGATGCTTGGTTGCCCTTTCGCATTCACAATATCAAACTCATTTTCCTGCTCTAACGTTACAACAGTTTTACTCATTTTTACTGCGGCAGTAACCATCTGAACATTGTAGTGAGCACTTGGGGCATTAAGATCAATTGCTGCCAACATGCTGCTTTGCGCTGCCCTTGAATTGTCTATCGCTTCATTTTCAGAATCAGGCTCAGAGCGCACCGCATCAGCAACGCTATCAACGGTTTTACTCAACTGCTCGGCAAACTGCTCAGGGGCATTGGCAATACTTGAAATCGCAACCAAAGCACTATTGAGCTCTTGGTTTAAAGCCGAGAGGGTTTGGCTTGGCACGTTCAATTTGGTGGATATACCAACCAACTGATTAATGGCATAAGTAAAGCGCTCTTGTAAGCTACTCACTTGAGCGACATCCATCTCTTCAACATCTTGAACAAAGGTTTTTGTTGAACTTTCTTCAACCTCAGAAGCTTGCTCTTTTGAGCTCACGGTGATGGACGCCGACGAACTTAACTGTGGGGCTTTTCCATCACGTAAGAACTTAAGAGATAATTCAACCACACCACGCTTGGTACTGATTTTTTGAGAAAACGTTTTAAAAACAAGCGGTAACTCACCAAGCCATGGGTGCTCCAACTCTCCTTTAGGAGCTGCATTAAGACTCGCCAATAGATTATTGGCTTCAACCAGAGACGCTTTACCAACAAGCAAGACTTCTAAATCAATGCTGTTTGCAGCACTTCCCATCACTTTAATACTAGGTAAATCCGCATAAGGAATTTCACTCACATGAAGACGTTGGCCACCATCGATGGACGTCGTTAAGATGTTCAATTCAAGGCCATTCCAACGCCCTTTCTCGTACTCTCTTTCCCACATGACGTGACATTCTCTCAAGTTAAATAAAAACCAATCGTGTTATGCAAAAATCCTGAATATTTCATCTTAGGGGTCAGCGATTTAGGCTCGCTCGGACTCACCCTCCCCTCCGCACCAAAATTCAACACAACAATAAAACGAAAAATAAACGCAAATTATTTATGCAACTCTATTAAACCCAAGTCTTTGTTTGATTTAAACTAATTGTATTTCTAGCTGATCGTTTTAGAGATCCTTTTAGATCGTTTTCTTGCGTTTTTTATAATTCGTCGAATATATCCATCTGGCTTGCATCTTTACACAATTCAGGTTGCAACTCGGCATCCGGTTTTTGGCCTGTTGACTCAATAAAATGCGAAAATAATGTGTGTGCAACGAACACTTTTCCGCAATTTAAGTTCAAGCATTGGCAGTACAATTCACGTGTTTCTGGTGAAATAGCACGTGATGTAGCAATACGTGTTTTGGTTAAGCATTTTGGGCATGTTATTAACATTCTCAGCTCTCCATTTTCTAACGCAACATAGGGGTTAATCGCCCCTCTAAATAATCCGCAGTAAAACTCTTCCAATAACTCAATTCATTTTCATCATGCGTTTCAATGGGGATGGGGTCATTCAACACGGCTTGCCAATACGCTTGTTTATCTTTGAATTGAATAAAACGATCATGATAAAAACCATCGGCTTCGTTTTTTAGCTCAGATAAATCCATATCACGACAATCCATTCCCCAACCGCGCGCACCAGCTGCCCACATCAAAAAGTCATCCAATTTATCTTTGGCTTCTTTGCCATCAAACGAGATTGAAAAATTGTTGGCCGTTGATACATGCACTTGTCGTGACTTCATTTCTTTTTTCACATTGAGCGCCTGTTTTTCCAACCGAATAATGCGACTTTGCATTTTCTTCAATTTGTCTTCAGGCTCTCCCTTTTTGATGGCCGTCGCTTTGGCTTTAATGGTTTGGCTTTTCTGATAGGACAATCGATTTAATGTGCGCTCCAATGGCTTTTTCCATCGTTCTAATCGGTAACCCAATTCTTTAATGATTGCGGTAATGTTATCGGCTTCAAAAGAGGCGATGCATTCCCAAGCCGGTGCGCGCGAGCACTTCGCAATGTTATAGCGATTACCTCGAATTAATCCTTGTTCGGCATTGTCACCTTTGGCCGCATAACCCACCGCTTTAATGATGTAACTGCCTGCGGCTTTTGGCTCTCGAATCCGCTCTAATTTCGCAAACCCATGCCCCCAAATTTTTTCAAATCGTTTTGCCCATGCACTGAACAAATGCGGTTCCACAGTCCATCTCAATAAAACGTGAACGTGTGGGTTTGGTTCTCCATCTTCATTGGCTGGGCACTCGGCTACCCAAATATAATGAAAATCGTCTTTCATGAACGAGGGTCCGAACTCTGTGGGTATTGATTTGAAATGAGGTGGCACTTGTTCGTGAGTCAAATCGCTGTATTTAGCATGCGAGTGTTTATCCGTTTGCACTGTATGATCTGCAAGCCAACCGCGTTGATACATTTTCTTTAAACCATCGAGCAAACGTGACACTTCTTTGCCAACCGTCGTTTCAAGTGTTTTATCAATGGTAAATTCAGCTTTAGGCTTTTGAGATAACAAACAGTAATCCCCTGCAATATCCCCACTCGCATTCATTAATTTTGGTATCTGGCCATCAATGGCAATCGAGGTGTAAGCTCCTCCGATATTACAAACGGGTGACTCGGTTCGCTTTACAAATTCCGATGATTTATACGTCACCATATTGCGACGAAAACGAACGGGGTGATGAGCACCAATTGAGTTCACATCACTTGGGTCAGCTAAACCACCAAAAATCCGTAAACGCTGCTCTTTATTAAACGTCAACGTTAAGAACGTAGTGAAACCACCATGGCATGTTGATGTATAAGCCGCGCTTTCAAATATTTTAGATACCGACCTGGAGGTGAGTTTTTCAGAAAAACGCTCTCCGGCATTTGCATCTGGTACATTACTTACTGGTGTTTGCGTTACCACTTGGCCACGATATTGGCCACTCCACTCTCGGTGCTGAACTTGAAAAGAAACAGGCGCTAATTTTGATTCATCATCATTTCGTTTCCCTTTTTCATGCAAAATGGCAGCAGTACTTTGGCCTGTAGAGCCATATAACACGTCTTGACTGAAATGTGACTCAGTGGATGCCAACTCAATTGGGTACGGAGTACCACGCCCTAGAACTCGCAGAGTGTTGCGAATATCCCACTTTCTTAAGTCCATTTTTTGTGTCGGACTTTTGCGCCCATTGACAAGCCTATAGTCTTCGGCGATTCTCGCCGCCGCTTCGCGGACGTGTTCAGGTGGTCGATTTAACTTTTCAAAATGCTCTGTGGCAATTTCAACTTCAGTGACATGTTTAGATTTTCGGTTTAATACTCGATCATAAACAGGCAGTTTTTTGAACAATCCTGCCTCTAAAAGCTGCATTTCTTGCTGAGAATAAGGCTGAACCTGAATTTTTGAACCTAAAAAACCCGCTCGAAAGCAGGCATCATTTTTCTTTATTTCATCTTGGGGTCGTATTGACCCCACAACATAGAGTAAATCTTTCTCTTTCATCGGTGCATCAATGCTCTTTTTGATTGAATTTGAAAGGTTCTGGAATAACGAAAGTCTGAGCAATAAGTTTTCAATCCATCCACTTTTGGTTTTACGATGGATTTGTTTTTATTGATTTCTTTCTTTAAGCGTTGGATCCAGTGAAGACCTAAGCTTTTTGTTTCTTCAGATAAGTACACTCGTTCATCATTCATACTTTCACCGACATTTTTTCTTTTACTTGAAATGGAAAGAAACAATGCTTTTCTGCTGAATGTTGACCTCCAGCCTGAAAACAAACCTTCATTACTGAACGCTCTTTCCCTCTGATAGTTTTCTTAACCTGTTTTTTACTAAGAGTGGAGTTCCAAAGATTTATACCTAATACGCGTTCAATGTTTGTTAAATCACCACTACTCATACAAACGTAACCTCTACCTTCTGAATGAGTAATTGCATCCAAAATAGATCGCATATCATCAATAGCTTTTTGTTCCTGTTTATTTAATTTCATAACTCAGCAAACTCCTGCGTATCACAAACCATAAACCCACCAGTATGATCACCACGAACAATCACACCTTTAGTAATATGTTCACAATTCAACTGGACGCATGCGTTATCAATAGCAAGCTCTTTTGATTCGAATTCACCGAGCTCTTCTATTCGTATTTCATCCGTCTTTGCATCACGAACAACCCCACCGCCACTATTTAAAACCACAGCAAGAAAACGCAACATAATCACACCTCCTGATCGCCATAAGCGCTGAGTTCAACATACAAATCAGCCCATCCTTCAAGGTGCTGCTCTGTTGGGGCTTGCCCATGATTTTGCATGTAAGCAATGACCATTTTTGCTAAAAACTTATCCTTAGTCATACTGCTACCTCGGCATAATCTTTAGCTTTGATAATCAACTCAGCGAGTTCAGCTTCAACCTCAAGTAAATCTTGAAGTCCTTTGTTAATGTCATTGAAATAGACCATTTGATACATCAACACTTCATTCTCTTGACCGTAAACGTTAACGTGTAGCGATGGTAATATTGAACGATAATTCACATTAATGGCTAAAGACTCAGGCGCATCAAACGCCATTTCTAAGAGAGAGTTAATAACTAATTTAATATCTTGAGATGTTAACTTGCTCATGACTACATCCTTATGCAAATCCCGGCAATGGTGCACCAGAAGTAATAAAATCCACGCCCATAGAAAGATAAGAAACCGCATTAGGTGTGCGTCCTTCAATATCGTTAATTAGTAAGACTAAGTTTCCTATTGAGGCTTGGGCTTTTTTGATAATGGTTTGTTTGCTTTGGTGAGTGATTCGAGTTTTACCTGCATGATCTAGAGCTTCTTTTGCCAAGTCCCCTGCATGCATCGAGTTCTCTAATGCTCGTTTAGCAAAAGTCTCTTCACTTGCATCGGTAGGAACATTCGCAGTAACAACACCAAGTCCACGTAATAAACAATTTACGATGGTGTAATCACCTGAAACTTTGGCAACCATGACCATTTCTACACAGGTAAGAACGTGCGGTTGTTCAGGATTAAGTTTATTTCGAAGCATTGTTGGTGACATTTTTAATGACTCAGCAATTGCCGTCATATTTTCGTTACCACGGAAGGCATAACATGCTTCTTCAAATGCCTTTTGTTTGGACTCGCGAAAATCGCACATTGTTGTTTTATCGGACATATCAGATACTCAACAGGTAGCAAATGAAACGTAAACTAAAACTTGGCTTCTAAAGCATGTTTAGTTAACAAAGCAAGGTTAATAAGATTAAGTTCACGTGAGCCCTCTTTTAGCATCACAGGAATTTTCCCTTCTTTAATCTTCTTGGCTATCGTATTTAGATTCATTCCAGAAAGCTCTGCATAACGTTTCGTTGTTACGTATGGAGCTTCAACAGAAATTACAACTTGTTGACTCATAATAAATACCTCAATAGTAATAATTTGTAGAAAAGCAGGACGTAATTAGCTAAAGCAAAATTGTCTCATTTCCCTATTCATTGCATTTGTTCACAAATGCACTCATAAAGTATTTATGCTGTTTGTTTTTAACCTCAACTTGTGCAACTCTTGCTTAAATGATCAAATATAAACATATAGCGACAAATAAAGACAAATACCAACCTCACAAATGAACTCATTTGAACTTGAGTTCATTTTTGATCTCTTTTGGTATTTTGTAAAGCATTATTTGTCATTATTTGTGCTGAACTTCAAGGTATAAAATGAGTGCAGATATAGAAAAGCAACTAGATGAATTAAAAATCCTTACTGGAACATCTAAAATAATTGAACTTGCAAATGCACTAGGGGTTGCTAGAAATACTATCCAAAATTGGCGTACGAGAGGAAAAATACCGGAGCGAATCTTAATTAAAGCTCAACAGGTAGCTAATGACAGTGTGAACCATTCCATTGTGAACAACGAAACTAAGTACATTGAATTAGATTTTTATGATGTAGAAGTGAGTGCAGGATCTGGCTCATTAGTGGTTCAAGAAAACCAACCAGAAGGTATCGCATTTAGCCGTAATTTCATCATCAATGAAATTGGTGTAAAACCAAATAATATTTTTTTAATGCCTGTTCGTGGCGATAGCATGGCTCCAACACTACAGAATCAAGCAATAATAATGGTAAACCGTATTGAAGAATTCACAGGTGATGGAATTTATGTTTTCCGCTTTGATGGCCAATTGATGGTTAAACGCCTTCAGTTCACCAAAGCAGGTTTAAGCATCGTAAGTGACAATGAAACTTACGAGAAATGGGAATTAACAAGAAAAGAAATGACTACCTTTGATTTTGAAATCATTGGTGAAGTCGTATGGGCTGGGCAAAAAATCTAAACTCAAATAATTAATAAAATATAGGCTAGGAAAAATGACAAATTTAGATCAACACGGACAACCGATAAATACCAATTTCTGTCACCATAAAAACAAAATTAAAGCTCTTTTAGCTTTAAGAGGTATTCTTCAAGGTGTAACAGCCGACACAAAATTGAATGATACAGAAGTCCTATTCTTAGATGTTTGGCTCAAAAATGATGACACGATCAAAAGTGACGGTGATTTTCTCGATCTTAAAGATATTATCGAAGATGTATTAGAAGATGGCATTATTGAACAACATGAATTAAATGAAATTCAAGAAGTTATGAATGATGTCATTCAATATGGATATAAAGATATTTGGGATATTGATGCACTAACAAACCAATTATTGGGTTTTCTTCAAGGTATAACATCTGATGATAATTTAAATGACAAAGAAATCATAAAACTAACTAATTTATTAAATGAAAATAATGAAGTAACTGAGAAATGGCCTGGAAATGTTATTAAAACACGTTTAAATAACATTCTTGCAGACGGCATAATAGATGAAGAAGAGCGTGCAGATTTGCTTCTAATGCTTAAAGGGATTTGCGGTCAACAATTTACTGATACAGGTCTTGCTGAGTGTGCTGCAACCGATTGTTTTTCTAAAGATATAATTATTGATTCAATCGAAAATAAACATATCTGTTTTACAGGTAAGTTTATGTCTGGAAATAGAAAAACAATAGAATCGATAGCCAAAAAACACAAAGCAAGTACACGTAAAGATGTTGTTCAAGCTCTTGATTATTTAGTTATAGGATCAATGGCAAGTCGTGATTGGAAGTTTACGAGCCATGGAAGAAAAATAGAAGCGGCTTTATTCAATCAACAAAAAGGACTACCTGTTCAAATTATCACGGAAGAAACATGGGTTAAATATATTAAATAATTATGAATAACCAAACTATAAATGAAGCGGCCAAAATTGGGCCGTTTCAATTTTTCACTCTTATATTATCAATTTATGTACTGCTCGCTTTGTTTGTTGAAAGTGCATTTACTTTATCGCCAGATATTGTTGAAATTCTAAGAATCACCGATAATTTTATTTGTTTCTTTTTCTTAACTGATTTTTTTATCAGGCTTAAACAAGCTGAAAATAAAAAAGAATTTATGAAATGGGGATGGATTGATTTTATATCTAGTATCCCAATGCTAGATATTTTCCGTTACGGAAGAATTGTTCGAGTTGTTCGAGTTCTTAGGCTTCTTCGTGCGGTTCGTTCTACCAAAGTAATGCTAAGCTATGTCTTTAGAAACAGAACTCAAGGAACTTTTTCTTTAGTCTCAGCAGTTTCTATCATCCTAGTTATATTTGGATCAATTGCCGTATTACAACTAGAGCAAGGCGTCGAAGGCGCAAATATTCAAAATGCAACTGATGCTTTATGGTGGGCATTTGTAACTATTACGACTGTTGGTTATGGTGATTTTTACCCAATAACTTTCGAAGGCCGAATCATCGCAGCTATATTAATGACTGCTGGTGTCGGTTTATTTGGTACTTTTACTGGCTTTGTTGCTTCATGGTTTTTGGAAGAATCTGAAGAAGATCAAGGACAACATATTATAGCAAACCTAAAAAATGAAGTTTCTGAATTAAAAAATGATATTCAAGAACTAAAAGAATTAATCAAAGAGCAAACTAACAAATAATTTAAATCACTGACCTTTCTATGATTAAACTATTCATAGTGTGTTTGATCTCTTCCATTTAAAACATTGAAATTCATATTACGATCTAATACTGTTTATATATACAGTTATTTGGTGCTATATATGACAGTTCGTAAATTAGATGACGGAAAAAAGAACCCTTGGCTTTGTGATTTATATCCTCAAGGACGTAAAGGTAAACGAGTTCGAAAGCGCTTCGCCACTAAAGGTGAAGCTCTCGCTTATGAAAAGTTCATTTTAGTAGAATCAAACGATAAACCTTGGCTTACAGAAAAGTCGGATAATCGGCGTTTATCTGCTCTTATTGAATTGTGGTTTCAGTTACATGGTAAGCAGCTTAAATCTGGTGCTCATGCTAGACGTCGAATGGAAATAATTAGTGAACAAATGCTAAACCCCTTAGCAAGAACGCTAACCCCAACTGATTTTGTTCAATATCGTGCAGGTCGAAAAACAATATCAAAGCATAATGGCCGTAATGGTGAAGAACTTTCTTCTAACTCTCATAATTTAGATCTACTCATACTACAAGGTATGTTTAATTTTTTAATCGAGATTAAAGAATGGCTGCAACCGAACCCTATTCATGGCATTAAGAAAATTAAAAAAAATGAGCGTGAATTAGCGTTCTTAACTCATAAGCAAATTGATGAGTTACTTAAAATTATAGATAAGAGCCCTATTGCAGATCAGCTGGCTGCCATTTTTAAAATTTGTTTATCTACAGGTGCTCGTATAATGGAAGCGGTTAATTTGCAAGGTTCTCAAATCTCACCATACAAAATAACTTTTACTCAAACGAAAGGTAAGAAAAATCGAACCGTTCCTATTTCTGAAGAATTATATAGTGAAATTTATAAACCAACATCTGGTCGAATATTTACATGCAGCTATGGTTCAACCCACAAATGGCTTACCACAGCTTTTCCTGATTTACCCAAAGGACAAGCAACGCATGTACTAAGGCACACTTTTGCTTCTCATTTTATGATGAATGGTGGCAATATCATTGTATTACAAAAAATCCTTGGGCATGTGGATATTAAGCAAACAATGGTTTACGCTCACTTTTCACCAGATCATCTAAATGATGCCATTGAGCTAAACCCTTTGTATCGCAGTCAAAAAATGACTACAAAATGA